ATGCATGAGTAGACGACCATCTGAAAGAACCAAAGCTAAGAAAGTCAACGAAGTTTCAGTCGCCATATCTGAAGCACCAAAATCATCCGCTGAACTATTATCTACACTAAAGCTAGATATTAAGCATAAAAACGAAACTCAAAAGAAGCTCACCCAATCAATTAAAAATAATGATGTAACAATCTGTATTGGCCCAGCTGGTACTGGAAAAACATTGCTTAGTGTTTTTGAAGCGTTGCTATTGCTTAAAAATAATTCAGATATTTATAAGGAAATTAAGTTGGTAAAATCCATCACTCAACTTAAGAATGAAGAATTGGGAACGTTACCTGGTGATGAAAAAGATAAGCTTAAGTTTCATATGATGTCATATCTAGATGCATTTCATAAACTTATTGGTGAATCAGCAACTAATAGATTAATAGCGTCAGGACATATTAAGATGGAAGTTTTTGGTGCAATTAGGGGTCGTTCGTTTACCAATGCTATAATTATCATTGATGAATTTCAAAACATATCTCACGATAATGCTAAGACATTTTTAACTAGATTCTCAGATAATACAAAGGTTATTGTCCTAGGCGATAGTGGTCAAATTGACTTAAAGAATAAGAAAGATAGTTCATTGGAACGATTAGGCTTACGAGTAAAAAAGGCTCCAGTCGAAGGAGTTAATGTTATTGAATTTACTGAAGCTGACACAGTAAGACACAGGTTAACCAGTTACTTTATTAACATTTTCAAAGAAGAGCCAATAAATCAAAAATCAAGTAATAAAACACCTGATATAATAAAATTATCGTTTTTTAAACGTATGTTGAAATATTTTAGTCAATTCAATAAATAATTACTTCATTTTACTTTACTTATCGTCATTTAACCATTAAATTGGTTAATATGAAGATAGGAATAACTATAAATGAAGTGCTACGAGATTTTATTGGTCAGTTAGCATATACCTATGAGAAATATGTCGCACCCTGTGACATTAAAGAAGGTGATGTAACCAATTTCAATTTAATTGAGTTTTTTAAGTTTGATAGTGTTGACAAACTTAATACGTTTCTATACCTAGAAGCAGCTATGGAAATATTTGCCCATGCAGACCAAATGTCTGATGGATTAATGACGCATGTAAATCATTTCATAATGGATATGAAAGATGATGGAGAACATGAGATAGAAATAGTTAGTCGTGAAGTAAACAAAGCGATCCCATCAACACTTTTCTTTTTATCAAAAACAGCATGTATGGTAGACCATTTAAGATTTGTAGCCAAATACGAAGATAAATGGAATGGTCTTGATGTACTTATCACAGCCAATACAAAAGCACTTGAAGCAAAGCCATCAGGTAAGATTAGTGTAAAGATTAAAACATCTTATAATAAAGATACACCAGCAGACTATGAAATTGATTCACTACTAGACTTTATTAAAGACGAAGAACTTAGAAATAGAATTCTAAGCACTAAAATAACAACATACGAAGAAATTAAATAACATGATAGAAATTGGAGGCGTGTATTATTACATCGATTTAGCCGCATTAGATAAGACAATAACACCACTTGGATCAGTCCCAACTGATCTAATAACAATAGCTGAAACTAAAACAACAACAACGCATAATGGTGAATCAGTTGTAGAAGTAACTAAGACTACATCGCCTAGAGGAAAAGAAATAGATGGAGCAAAATATGATGTTATTAGAGTTTGTCTTGAAGTATTGGTAGACTATGATGATGAAACTGATGATTCATTAGGCGTTGAAAGAGGACTAGCTAAAACACCATTAGCATATAAAATAGCATTTAATACGCTTTATAATTATGGTATTCTAAAAGAAAAGGAATAACATTTAAACAAACAAAAAACAATGGAACAAAAACAACAAATCGAAGAACAAATCAATCAAATTAAGACTGTTCTTGAAAACTTAGAAAGTAAAAACTTTAGTTTATACTTTTTTGTCCTAGACACAAAAGGAAACCCTACTGCTGGTATAGCTAATATCTATGAGCATGTAAAGGTTTTAAATAGCTTAGGGTATAAAGCTAGTATTCTTCATGAAAAGAATGACTACAGACTTAAAGGAGACGAAAATGGTCAAGGTATTGCTGATTGGCTTGGAGAAGAATATGCTAGCCTTCCGCATGTATCGATAGAAGGACAAACACTTAACGTTAGTCCAGCTGACTTTATTGTGATTCCAGAAATATTCGCTAATATCATGGAACAAGTTAAAAGTTTCCCATGTAAGAAAATTGTCTTTTCACAAAGTTATGACTATTTGTTAGAACTCCTACCAATAGGAAAACGTTGGAATACAGATTTCGGATTCAATGACGTTATTACAACTAGCGTTAAACAAGCTCAGTACTTAAGTACTTTATTCCCCTCTCTTAACACACATATAGTTCCAGTATCTATCCCAACATACTTCAAACCTAGCGACAAACCTAAAACACCAATTGTTTGTATTGTTACTAGAAATCATGGTGAAGCTGCTAAGATAGCTAAAGCATTCTATTTACAGTATCCAGTATATAAATGGATTACTTTTAAAGAATTAAGAGGCATTCCAAGAAAACAATTTGCAAGTGAGTTGGGTGCGGCTTGCTTAGGTGTTTGGATTGATGACGGAGCAGGATTTGGAACGTTCCCATTAGAAGCTATGGAATGTGAAACTCCAATCATTGGTAAGATGCCTAATCTTATCCCAGAATGGATGGAAACAAAAGATGAAGCTGGTAACCCTGCCGTTAAAAATAACGGTGTATGGACTAATACAACCCTTAATATTCCAGAATTAATAGCAAACTATATGAAGGTTTGGTTAGAAGATTCAGTACCAGCCGAATTGGTTAATGGAATCAAAGATAGTCAAGGTCAATATACGCCTGAAAAACAAGTAGAAGTTATAACCAGTGTTTATTTTGGCTTGGTTGAAAATAGAAAAACTGAATTAAATAACATTATTAGTAGCTTAACTGCGCAAAGCATTAAGTTATCTGAAACATCAAATGCATAATTATGAAAGAACAAAACAATATAAGCGTTATCATTCCAGTACACTTATTGGATGAAACAACAAAAGCACTATTTGCTAATGCAGTTACTAGTGTTAAAGAACAATTGGTAAGGCCAGACGAATTAGTTATAGTAGTACCTAAAGATAGTGATGTGGCATCATATGTTAAAACATTTGATTTTGGTGATATCCAAAGTGATGTAGTTATTGCTGAAAATGATGGGGCAACTGATTTTGCATCACAAGTTAATTTCGGAGTTGCAACTTGCAAATCTGAATGGTTTAGTATTCTAGAATATGATGACGAATACGCCAACATCTGGTTTAAAAACGTTATAAAATATAGAGCAGCGCATACTGATGTAGATATCTTTATGCCAATTATTGTTGATGTTGATAATCAAAGTCAATTTATAGGCTTCACAAATGAAGCTGTATGGGCCAATAGCTTCTCTCAAGAATTAGGAATATTAGATCACGATTCATTACTTGCGTATCAAAACTTTAATACTGATGGAGTTGTTATTAGAAAATCAACATATAACACATATGGTGGACTTAAATCTAATATCAAACTAACATTTATTTATGAATTCTTGTTACGTATGACATTAAATTCAGTAAAGGTTATGGTGATACCACGTTTTGGTTATAAGCATGTGAATCAAAGAACTGGTTCATTATTCGCTTCTTACAAAGAGAGTTTAAATCCAGTTGAAGCTAGATGGTGGTTAGCACAAGCTAAAAAAGAAATCTATTTCCCAACTGATAGAAAAATAACGTATGAGGTTCAAAATGGATAAATGGTTACTAAAAGAGGGCGCAAAAGGAAAAACGAAATGTACTTTGGCCCAGAAGAAGAAGAAGCCGTTATCAATTTCCTAGAATCAACAGACGAAGCTGAACGAAACTTAATCTTTAATGAATGGCTTAAAGCACCACTCGATAAGATGATAGAATCAATAATTAGAAGGTACAAGTTATATAGAAAAGGTCACACTTTTGAAGAATTGCATAGTGATACTGCATCATTTTTATTAACCAAGGTACACAAGTTCGAACGTGGTAGAGGGAAAAAAGCTTATTCATATTTTGGAACAATAAGCAAGAATTATATTCTTGGCTTACTCATCAAAGATGAGAAATACATGAAAAGTACAGCTTCATATGAAGATGTCTCTGAATCTATTGAATCCAGAGAAGACCTTACATATGTTATAGATGGAGAAAATTTCTCCATGGATGAATTCATTAAGAAATTATCTGATGGTATTAGGACTGAATTAAATGACGAAGCTCAACCAACTAAGAAAAAACTTAATGAAAATGAACGTAAAGTAGGATTAGCATTAAT